CAGCCTCTGCGCCGCCGCCCTGTCCAGCACCTCCACCAGCACTTTCTCCTCCAGCAGACTGCCCACCTCCTTGGCTTTGACCTCCACCAGTGTTACCACCACTATCCCCAGCAACGTCACTTCCCTGAGACCCTGTACCAGAACTTGTGTTGTTTTCTCCTGTGGTAACATTAGAGTCAGTGATAATGTCTGTTGTTTGATTTACATCTGTTGTTGTATTATTTGTTTGAGTTGTAGTAGTTGTGTTAGTATCGTTTGTACTATTAATTGCATCTTGAAGTGGATCTGATGTTGATTGATTAGCTGCGTCAGGATTAATATCAAGATCAGGAATAGCTATATTTATAATGTCGCCTTCTTCAGGTTGCGGAAGTACGTCGTTTACTTCTCCGTCTATACTTGTTTGACCGCCAACATCGTTATAAACACCATCCGCAGGATTTCCTCCAAGATAAGATTCGTATACTGAACGATCATTTTCTACTGCCCATCCTTCTGGCGTTCGGACATATACAACACCGTCTCTCACAATAAAGAAAGCAGGGCCTCCTGTTTCAGGCCCCTCACTGATAACACCTGTATTGATATTTAGGTCATCTTCATTTTGATTACTTAAAGCATCTTGATAAGCCTGTTGGGCTGCTTGTTCAGCTTCTACAGTCCATTCTTCTTGTGTGTATCTTTCCCACTCTTCTATTAAACCTTCTCTTATTTCTGGGTCAGTTTCTCTAACAATTGCTTCTGCAAGCTGTCTTTGAACAATATCATCGTCATTCAATTCTTCAACAGTATTTACAGTAGAAAGATCGCTTGATCCTATAGTATTTACAAACTCAGAATCACCATCTTCCAAAGTGCTGGCATTTATATCTGCATTTGGTTGAGCAGTTTGATTAGCTTGACCTGTAGATGAGCCTCCTTCGCTACCTGAACCACCTCCACCGGATGCACCTCCACCGCCGCCACCGCCACCGCCGCCTTCTTGCTGTTGCTCTTGTTGTTGTTGTTCTATTTCTGAAACGTAATCTCGTGTCTGTATTTGAACATCTTCTGGTGAGAATAAGCCAATAATTCCAACAACATCAGGAGATTGCCAAGCGGCGTCTTCGTTTTCATTTACAAATTCATCAATGTTGCCTTGAATGTCTTCGTAAAGGCTGGCCGCATCAGCAACAACAGCACCTGCTTCAGCCAAGTTCATAATTATATCGCCGCCTTGATTGGCTATATCTGCTGCTTCTAAAGCGCCAGTTAAAAGATCTATTTGCTGTTGAGCCGCTTGATAAGCCTCTCCTCCGGGCTGTACACGAGATTGTATATCTCTAAGGCGTTCAATAGCTTCTTGATTTTGAGTTGAAACATATTCATTCAAAAAGTTATTAAATTCTGAAGTTATACCTGCAGAAACAGCGGCTACTAAAGCTTCACCTAAGTCAACTTCTCCGGTTGCTATTCCCTGAGAAACGATCGAGCCTAAACCAGCACCTGTCATTCCTGCCACTGTCCCACCTAAAGTACCGGATAGAGCACTTGAAGCAGCCCCTTGTGTTGCTATACCAGCAGCGATAGCTATACCAATTTTTATAAAGTCGCCAGCATCAGCATGGTTTGCATCTACAGTCTTTACATATGCGGAACCATTCCATTGGAACTTATCACCTGTCTCGCTGTAGACAGTAGAATCAACACCATATTTTTTTAGTAGTGCTTGATTAGCTTCAGAATTAATCCAAGCGTTATACCCTGCGTTTTGAGCAGCCCTTATTTGACCTTCAATAAATTCTTCATTTTGTGTTGGATCAAGAGCATTAATAAATATATCTTCGTCACCTGCAAGAATAGCTCTTTGATCTGGAGTTAAATCTGGATCAGTGTTTGCCCAATCCCCTAAATCATATTCGCCAGATTGAATTAACTGCTCACGCTCAGTCATATAAGCAAGGTAGTTTTCAAACGTGCCAAACTGTTCTGGTAATCTGTTTACTTTATCTGGATTATTAAAATAAGCACGAAGTTCATCTTCAGTAACTTGTCTAACTTCACCTTCTTGTCCGTATAGATAATCGTATGCTGCGGCGCCACGCTCTTTGCCTTCAACAAATGTAAAGGTTGTTATAGCGGTGTCTTGAGCATCTCCCGGAATAGTTTCTCCACCCGGATCTGACGGACCATACATTATTACTTCATCTCCCGGCATTGTTACTTCATCAGAGGTAGGAGCAGGAGCAGGGGTAGGAGCAGGAGCAGGGGTAGGGGTAGGACTAGTTAGCATTCCTCCGCCAATAAACTCTTCTCTTCCGTCTTCTACATATTGTCTAGCCATTTACTTTCTCCAGTTAGCCAAACCACGTAGGCCAAACGATGCAGCTACTGCCGCACCTAGAAAACCTTTGTACCACTCAGGCATTCCATCCAAAGCAGCAAACCCTTCCATTACAACAGGTACCATAGATGGAAAGAAAGCAAGTATGCAAGGGATTGAAAACAAAATGGTAAACCACTCGTCTTTCCATGAGTTAGCGGCATTGTTTGCATTGATGTTTTCCCAGTTAGCATCTTGTTGTATAGCTGTCATTCTGGCTTCATGAACAGCTTGTTTTTCTGCTGCTTTGCGCTCAAAGTGCCCAGTAACTAAAGACGCCAACGGCCCTATAAGTTGCTGTATCATCTAAAGTACTCCGCAACAACAATACTAGCAATGATAAAAGGATAAATAGACATAACCATACGCTCTAGCTTGTCAAACCTTTTGCCACCGTCTTCCAGTTGCTTGTTAATCATTTCGTAACGTACAGCACACTCTCGTTCGTGGCCTTCAATACGTGCTAATAGTTCTTCTGTTTTTGTCACTTGAAACCACCTGAAATAAATATAACTAGAACGGCTACGATACCTAAACCAACAAAAGCTAACAACGTGCCTAGTATTTGTTCCTTCATTTCCTGCTGTCGGTAAACAGCGTCTTGTCTTTGTTTTATTACTTGCTTTTTAATGTCTCTCAACTCTTTCAAACCTTGATTACCATAAGCCATGCCTATGATGCTGTGTAGTTCTTTGCGTTGAAATTCTATCTTCTTTTTTCTTGCAAAAGCCTCTATTGCTTCAGCTTCGGCTGATTTAGCAAACACCATCTTTTTAAAAGGATTTGGGTTGCTCTTCTTTGACTCATCAAACAGTACGTCACTAGCTGCCCCGTACCATTTAGCCACTTGTCCCAACGTGTCCTCTGCTGAACGCCCTGCCTCAACGAAGGCCTTTGTCATGGCGAAGGCCTTACTAGCGGTGGCTATAGCTGTAACTGGGTCAATCATCTTTATGCCTTACGTACTTAGGACAACTATATATGCCTTGGACATACCATCGGTAGCGTTTGTTTGATTCTGTGTTTAGCTCCTTATATTCGCAGACGGTGTGATAGACGACCCGTTTACCTACGTATGCTGAAGTACCGCCTTCTAGTACTAAGTAAAGTACTAATGTTTTTATGGCTTAGTAGGCCACGTTACGTTTGTTGGAAAATCAGTCTGAGCTGGCACATCACGCAATGACGTTCGATACGTTGCCCACTCTGTCTTTTTTGCGTCGGTCAACGGAGAGTCAGGCATTTGCGTCCAGTCAGACTCCGCAAGCAATAAGTCTCGATCGTACCGAACTTCTGCGGCTTTGCTGGCTGTCTCGTCGCTTGTCAAAGACCGTGTAGTCCATCCTAGCGTCCATACGTTACTAACAAGGGTAGGGGCAGAGTTATGCTCCGCAATCTCGTTGTGAGCCACTGACGGCTCTGTAGCTACAGTTACGGGATACATTCCCCAATCTGCCATCATTGCGTCTGTCATGGTTGCAGGAAACGACGTGTTTGCATTGTCGCTTCGTAACTGACGCATAGAGTATGGAAAAGTATCGACTGCGTTGTTTACAATTTTTACGTACATAGTCTTACCTTGAAAAACCAATAATTGAAGTAGAGAAGCCTGATAAACCGCTCAGAGTAAGAGTGTCTAGTAATGAAGGGTTGCCAGATCCTGAATAATCAAAAGATACAACTTTAGAGTTAAAAATTGTGCAATACGCTATTTGATTTTTTGTATCTAGCACAAGCCCGCCATATTCGTTGCCTGTAAGATCGCTATTAGTAAGCGTGCCGTTTACTGACAAACTAGTCGGATCGCTTATATCTAAAACTGTTAATCGACCGGGGTCTGTGCAAAGAACAACCAGTTTGTTGTTTGTAGAGTCAACTGCTAATGCGATAGGTTCTGTTAAATTAGTAGAATCAGTAAAAGACTCTACTTCAGATAAACTTGTAATAGTGCTGTAGTCGCAAACTTCTATTGTATCTAACGATACAGAACTACCATAAATGTGTTGTGTAGAAGTATTGATAGCATGACCTTCAGTAACCATGTTTAAAAAATTTTGTTCGGTCAAAACACCAGAAGAGTTATACGTAAATGCTTTTATGCGGCCTGTACCTAAACCAAAAACATAACTTCTTTCTGTATCAATAAGTAAACCTCTATCCCCTGATGTTGAAGTTACTACGCTTGTCTTTGACATATTGGCAGGGTCAGATATGTCCATAGTTAAAATTTTACTATCGTCGTCACTTGTAACCCACGCTATGTCAATTGAATCATCAACACAAACTCCTTGAGGCCTGTCTAAATCTGTAGCATCAGTAAATACGTCAGCAATAGATAAATTTGAAGCATCTGATACGTTTACCGATACAAATGTATTGTCAGAACCACCAGCAACAAATGCATGATTATTGGCTAAACCTGCGATATTTGACTGATAAGGAGATAAATTTGTTGTACCAGCGCTTCCAGTAACTGTGTCTAAAACTGACATACTTGATGCATCAGTAACGTCAATGGTTGTAGCAATGTCAAATGCCATAACAAAAACAGTGTCAAAAGTTTGGCCTGTATCAGTACTAACGCCAGAAGCCGCCTGCATTAGTTTCTTTGCATTGCTCATTACGCCATCGCCTGTCCAGCAGTAAACCCGTAGTACGTTGTACCGCCGTCATGTGTAAAGAACACAAATACGTCAACAGCATTATTTGCAGTGCTTAGAGTTGGTGCTGTACCTGCCGCCCAGTCAACACTTGAGGGCCATGTAATAGTCCTCGCACTTGAGTCTTGGATAACTTTCAGGCTAAACGCGGATACCTTGCCTGACGCACCGGGATTGCTAAAGGTATAGGTGACGTTTTCTGTTAGGTCGTGTACGAAGTTGTCGCCATCACGCAGGTTTAACGTAGCCGCATTAGAGCTAGACGTGATCGTTGTTGACTCTTCTACTCTTCCGTTATCGAAAGTCACAACGCCATTGGCATCGGCTGTTACGGCCTTTGATGCTTCTGTAGTACCCAGCGTTGTAATATCAAGATAGTTTAGTTCGGTAGCAGTCGCAGTAACGCCGTCTAAAATATTAAGCTCTGCCGCTGTAGAAGTTACACCATCAAGGATGTTTAACTCCGCAGCGGTTGATGTAACACCGTCAAGGATGTTTAGTTCTGCTGTAGTCGATGTAACGCCGTCAAGGATGTTTAGTTCTGCCGCTGTAGCGGTAACACCATCCAAGATGTTGAGTTCAGCAGTAGTTGAAGTAACACCGTCTAAGATGTTTAGCTCTGCTGCTGTGGATGTAACACCATCTAAAATGTTTAATTCGGCGGCAGTAGAAGTTACGCCGTCAAGAATATTAAGTTCAGCCGCTGTAGATGTAACTGATACACCACCTAGTGAAAGTGTTGTAATAGCCGCTGTAGGAATTGTAACCGTGCCTGTAAAGGTCGGAGAAGCGCTTTCTATTTTAGTTGCAATAGCAGTAGAAATAGCGTCAAATTCTGTTTCAAAGTCGGAACCACGAATGATCTTACCGGAGTCACCTGTAGGCAACGAATCCTTAGCTGCAAAATCAGTGGTCTTCGTATAGTTAGACATTGCGTGATCCTATTGTAGAAAAGAGAAGGGGGCCATGAAGACCCCCGGAAGGTTATTACTCTGCGATTGCGAGTACGAAACCAGCTTCAGGACGGTATACTTCAACACCGTAGAGGCAATCAGCCGTGTACAGAGTTGAGAGGTATTCCTGCTTGTACTGAGTCTGCGAACGAACTGCTTGCTGTTCTGCCATGACGATAGCGTCAGTGTGGAACAGAAGTGCTGCGCGAGTGTCGATAGAAGACGCAGTGTTGTCTGCTGCTGCTTCGATAGTACGGCAGTTAGCTGAGACGTAAACGTCTACACCGTACAAGTTACCGATAAGACCAGAGTTAACGGCCTGACCAGCTACAAAGTCAGAAGACACGTATCGGTCGATACCCATGATGGTGTTACGAACCGAAGGTGGGATAACAAGCGCACGTCCGTCCATAGGTACGTTGTTGTCATCAAGCTTCTGGATCATGTCGCGGAAGAAAGCATCAGTGAACACGTCAGCCGCTACCATAGTGTCGTCGGTATACTGAGTAGTAGTACCGTTGTCATTAAAGAAACAACCAGTGTGCTGATAGTCAGTAGCCGCTGGGCTGAATACAACGTCACCGCCGTTACCAAAACCAGTACCTGCTGCGTGAAGGTCGTTGTCAACTTGTACAGCAAGTGCATAACCAGCGTCTTCAGTGTAGAACTGACGCAGGCTAGAAAGTGCCTGTACTTCAACAATGTCTTCAATAAGACGTGAGTACTCGAAGTGACGATCAATGTCGATTGTCAATTCGCTTTCGGTGTTTGCGATAATAGTAACCGCAGTGTCAGCCGCTTTTGCATTCGCATCACCACGAGTAGGCTTTGGAATGTGAAGCTTATCGCCCTTCTTACCTGTCATAGCAATCTTCTTGACAAGAGGAGCCATCTTTAGGTTCTTTTGGTAAGCAGCAATAATCTCATCACTCCAAATTTCTGGAATAAACGTTGCCGCTTCAGTCTTCGCAGTATTACCAGCTGCGCCCGGATAAGTTGCAGTAGCCATGTCAATCTCCTAGATTATTTGACTCGACCCTCCGCATACGCCGCCATTATCTCATCAGATAAGGCTTGATAACGGTCTGGGTCATTTTTCATTAGTTTAATAATGTCGGCCCTACGATATACTTTTTTACTTGCCTTTTCAGCAGTTCCTCGTGCAGTTCCTGTATTAGCTGCTTTTAACTGTTGCTTACGAGCTTGTTTTTCAACTTGAGCAGTTTGACGAGTTACTGTTTTTCTTTCTTTCCAAAGAGAAAACAATTCATCAGCTGCGTCAGCATCGTATTGTTGATCAGCTTCTACAAACAATCTAGTCCTAACTTTTGAAGCTTTGATCCAGTCTTGAAACTTTGGATCTTTTAAAATATCCTGCATGTCTGGATGCTTTTGATTAAGCATAGCCAGTGACGCTTGTTGTCTATACTGTGCATTATATTGTTGTGCTTCTTTAACGCTAGGATGATTAGCAATTGCACGATTAACAGCCCCTTGAGGATCTGTAAAATAATCTATATCTTCTTCAGGCTCAACAGATTGTTGAGGTGCTTGTTGTTGTTGCTGACTAGAAATATAATCATCAACAACTTTACGAAGCTCTCCCACTTCAGAAGATTGACGACCTAAAAGCTTTTCAGCTTCTTGATGCATCTGTACAACTTCTTCTAAAGACTTACCTTGGTACTTTTCCGGAACTGTGGGTTCTTCTTGAGGTTGCTCAACTTCTACTTCTTGCTGAGTCTCTTCTGCTTCGTTTTCAATAGTGTCCACATTTTCCTCTTCAGGTTGTGGATCAAGCATTGTTGCTCTTGACATAATTAAACTCCGTGATTATAATCATTATGGAGAGGTTATTGTTTTCTACCTGCTTTTTCATGTTCTCGTACCCACTTCATGTGACGACCGGGAAAGTCGCCACTATGACCATCGAGTACGCATGTTGGTGCAGATAGCATTCTTGTGGCATTGGCTCCGCAACCGCACCTACTAGTGGTTACGTCACCTTTCACAAATTCTTCAAATACATGTCCGTTTGTACAACGGAAGTCAAAAACTTTAAACATAAATATCTTCTAGCTCTTCGGCTTCTGCTTGTTCTCTAGCAGCTGTAATTGTGTTTTCTAAATTTATTACAGTAGCTAGTGCTGCAACTTGGCCTTTGCGATAGAAAAGTTCATCAGCATCTTTTATATTTTCTATGTTAGATAGCTGATTAGCATTTCGAATAAGATCGTCTACGAGTTGTTTGAAACCTTCATGATTAAATAGTTGATTATAATTATTATAATAAGCTTCAAGCTCTGGAGTCATGTTATTCTCTTTAGTTATTAATATATAGTTATTATAACATATTTTTATAAAAAAGTCAAGCCTTTTTTGTGGTACTTCTACGGCGACCTGATGCTGTAACTGCGTGCTTAATTGCTTTTGGTCCTGTCTTACGACGAGCAGAAGAAGCTTTTTCAGCTTTAGTCATTTTAGCTGCGACAGCTTTAGGGCGACAGGAAGGGTACGGGCGTTTACTTTTCTTTGCAGACTTACGACCACAAGGCTTACCCGTTTTAACGTCTACCCATTCTTCAGCAAACCATTTAGTTAAACCTTTTTTAGGACGACTAGCCCCTCCTGTCTGACGCTTTCTAGGCATAAGTACCACCACGTTTTTTATAAGTTTTTACTATCCAAGCAGAAGCATACGCACTAGGAAACACGTCAAACTTACGTTTAGCCTCAGACTTTACCCGTGAGTAAAGCGCTTTGTTCTTTACATTTTTAGGTATAGTGCTTTTAGATTTACTTTTTGCCTTTGCCACGATTACGTAACCCCTTAAAGTCGGCGCCCGTAATTTTGTTTCTTGGAGCAGCAACACGGGCTATTTTTTTCTGCGCTGGACTATAACTTTTTCCTCTAGCTTTTGGCATAACTACTTACCTTTTGGCTTCTTTACTTTCTTTTTCTTTTTACCGCCATACATGCCGCCATATCCCATAACACTCTCCTTATTTTTTATGAACTTTTTGAACTTCAAAGTTAGCTGACTTAGAGGCACCTTTATGTGGCTTGTAACCTCCTGCAGGGTCCTTCATCAGTTTGTAGCTATTACCGCTTTTCATCCAGTGGTAACCTTTGGGTGCTGGGACTTTCATAGCTGACCCTTTTTCTTTTTCTTTTTCATCGGAACACCTGCTTTATTTCCTGCTGCTTTCATTTTTCGATCCATCGTAGCATTTCGCATTTGTTCCATCATTTTACGTCGATTAGCAAGAGTAGGTAAAGGTGCTTCAGCATCTTTGTACGCTTGACGTACAATTGCTTCTACCTCTTCTTGAGTATAGCGCCGTGGTGCTGTGTTTTTAGATTTTTTAGGTTTTGGTCCTAATGCCATGCTTATCTCCTTACCATTTTTTGCACGACCAGTATCGTGCTGTTAGTTTACTAGGCGGGTTTGTGTCACATTTGTGACGCGCTCTAAACGACTTGCGACGTGCAGGTTGGTCTTTTTTAATTTTCATTTTAGCATCGCCAAAACGAATAGTTTTAGTTTTATCGCCTTGTTTAGCAACCACTACAAACTTTTTAGTTGGATGATTAGGCGTTCGCTTCGGCTTGTTGTACGCGCTTACCCCTGCTCGTGCTAGTTTTGGATCCTTGGATTTGGGCATTAGACAACTCCTCCACCTTGCGTTCCAGTTCTGTTATTCGGTTCCATTGGCCTTGGAACTCTTGGTTGATTTGTCGGAGCAGGACTTTCAGTTCGTGGTTGGTTAACATTTGTTTTACCTTCTATTGCTTTGTCTTTAAGGAGAGTTTCAGCAACGCGCATACGTCTTTCAAACTCTTTATCTTCTGCGTCTCCTTCTCTAAGGTTACGCGTTACCGCATTAATACGATCAATTTCTACTTCCATAGGAACAGCTTGTGCTTCGGCAACTAACTTAGTAGCCCTAGCGGCTGACTCTTGTGCTTGTGCAGACAGTGCTGCAGTTTGCGACTGCTGGAATTCAATTTGAGCTTGCTGTACTGCTTGTATTTGAGGATTAGGTTGCATAGCTTCAGTCATAGCACCTAATAGCTCTTCACGATTAGACAAGTTCATATTATCAATAATACTTTGAATTAATGTATTATAAATAGGAGAGTCTTGTTTCATTGTTTGTAGTAGCTGTACTAACTGAGTTACTTCGTACTCACGAGCAATAATGCCTAGTGTACTGCTAGCGTTAAACTTGTAATCAGCTACAGGATAGTTTTCAGGATCAAACTGCATATACCTGTGTGCAGCTTTTTTAACAAACGGCAATAAAAATGACTGCTGAAAGTTAATTAGTGTGCGTTTGTGGCGTTTAATAATAGCGCCAAGAGACATACTAATCCCAGCAGCAGTTGCTTCGCCATTAACAGAACCCGCGATTCCTGCTGAGTCAACGGCTCCTGTGGCTTGTTGTACCATTTGCTGCAATGCTCCTGCTTGAGCAAAAGTAATTTGATTAACTTGACCAAAGTTAAAAGGTTGAAGTACTTCACGAGGGTCTCCGCTAGTTAGTATCATTTTACCGGGACGTACTTCTGGTTTAGCACCACGAGGAAGACGTGTAGCGTCAATCGCCATCATTGGATGAATGGTTAGGCTGAGTGCATCAATACGAGCACGTAGTTCTGTATCAAGTGCTTTTTGGCTATTGTAACCTTTTTCGCAAACACCTCTCCCCCAAAAACGACCGGGCACTACGTCCCAAGGGAATGCAATAACAGGACGATCTTGCATCATGTAAGGATTTACTTCTGCTTTTAGTAGTATACCGCCATTAGCAATAACAACAATAGCCTCTACATACTTAGAGTCTGCTTTGTTATCTTCTTCTTCTTCGGTACTTTCTCCTATTGCTTCTTCTAAAAGAACACGAGGAACAAGACCATAATATTTAGTAAGTCTAACTTTGTCATCGTTGTATATAGTTAAATCTTGATCAGGTTCAAGGTCAGTGTCAGGCGCTGCTGGACCTACATATTCGTCTCTATAAACATTTTGTTCTTGTAGTAATTCAACTTGATGACGGCTTACAAACTCATCAATAGCAACACCTAAAGAATCATCTACACTGGTTGCAACAGGATCAATTAAAAAGTTTTGAGGTAATACAGGCCGTAGTTTTACTTTTACTCGATCTTTCATTGTAACGCCTACAGCTTGTAATTCACCTCCCATAATAGGCTGAGTAGCTGGAGCCATTTCTTTCATTTCTTCAATAACAATTTCACCAATACCTGTACCAAATACAGCAGAATTAATGAGACACTCTGCAACAGATTTACGAACCATACAGTCTTCAAAATCTTCTGTCAGTTTGTTACGAAGAAAAAGTACGTCTTGTTTTTGTGTGTCGCCTAAGTTATCACTAACATCAAACCACTTACCACGACCAAACGTGGCTTCTTCTAGCTCCGCTACATTAGACT